GCACGGTGACGTTCATGACGTTCAAGTTCGAGATCGAGGGGTTGAACTGCGCATCGAAACGACACCACACATCGAACTCGCCGCCCCAGCTGTGCGGCGTGCCGGCGAACGTGCCGCCGGGGATCAGCAACCCGTTGGATTCGTCCAGCGTCCAATCGTGCTGCAGCGTGCCGACCTCGTTGGCGACTTGAATCCCGCCATATTCATGCAGGCTATCCTCGTACCCTGAGCCGATGGGGCGCGTGATCTCGCGCAGCTGTATGGTGCGGCCCGATTTCGTCGCGTACTGTTTCATCAGCCGATAGCTCGGTGGGCTATCGCCCGAAGGTAAGATCGGCTGATCGAGCGCCGTGGGCTCGCGCGTGATGCGGCAGGATTTGAAATCGATCCAGTCCTTGAAGCGAAAGCCCGATGAGATCCCGCCCATGGCCAGCCAGAAATCATAAATGTCGAGGATGTCCTCTTGCGGCTGATCCCCGGAGGGCACGCCGGTATATTTCCACAGGAAGCGCGACCAGACGCGCTGCCGCCGCTCAAAGCCGCCCTCGCGTGCGGTGACCTTTACCAGCAGGCCGGGCTCTGCGACAAAACCATACGTTGGGCAGAGCGGGAAGGACTCGGCCAGGTCCGGCGTGATGGTGCTCACCCGGTGCGCCTCACGGCCTGTTGCACCGATCGGCCGACCGCGGCGGACTGCTGCATCTGTGAGGGCCTCGAGATCGTGCCGCCCGGGCCCGGTGGCACGGCAAAGTGATTACTCAAGTGAATGGTGGTGGATTTGCCCGACGACATCGGCACGATGTTCATGTTCGCATTGCCTGCATAGGCCAGCTCCGGCCCCTTGTCACCGACGATCCCCACGCCCCCGGCCGGGATCGAGCCGCCGGTTGCATACGCGCCGATCCCTTCCAGGAAACTCGCCGTATCTGCACTCCCAAAATTTTGCGCGCCCAATTGCGCCGTGGCTCCGCCTGCAGCACTCGCTCCGCCGCCACCACCACCACCCAATAAACCGGCGAGCATGCTCGAGAGTCCGCCGCCGGCGCCGCCGGTGCCGAAAAGATTTTGCGCAAAATTCTTGGCGATGATGTCGGCGAACTGTTTCTGAATATCCTTTGCCATGTCGCGGATGGCCTGCGTGAAGGACTTCGATCCCGTGATCAGGTCGGAGAAGTTATTCGCGAACGCAGACTCCAAACCTGAGCGGATGGAATTTTCGAGTGCCTTGGTTTGTACCTGCAGCGCGGTCAGCGAGCTCCCGAATTTCTTGACCCCATCGACGAGCGCGACATTTGTGGATCCGGACGTCGCGGCGATCTGCTGCTCTTGGGCGTTGATCGCCTGCAGCTGCTCGAGCGCAGACGATCGCGCGGCCGCGATTTGATTCTCCCCCGCCAGTTCCGAGGTCTGGCCGTTTGAGACCGCTGCGGATATCTTCGCCTCGCTCACCGCCAGGTCGGTATTGATCTGCGAGGCCTTCAAATTCAGTTCGTTGATTTGCGATTGCGCATCGACCTGGGAGCGCTGCGCCGCGAGCTTATCGAGCCCCCCGGTATCATTCGCCGCGGTCAGGTTGGTTTTGAGCGCGCGGTTTTGCAGATCGAACGCCGAGAGCGCGGCGGCGTTCAAATGCCCGGTGAGCACGAGGGTTTGATCGTCGATCGCCTTGATTGCGTTATCGTCCTTGCGCTGCGTGATGGTCGCCTGCAGCGCGAGTGCCTCCTGGCGCGCTTTCTCGCCGTCCTTACCCTCGCGGTCGTAGGCTTTGCCGATCTCGCCATGGGTCAGCTTGTATTTTTCCGCAGCGACGTCGCCCAGCTCGTACAGGGCGATCTGCTCTTTGAGCGAGTTGGTGACCGCGTCGGTGGTTTTGGTATCAACTTTCAGCTGCAGGGCGTTCGCCCACTTCTGCGCCTCGGCCGCGACGACCTGGCCCTCAGCGCCCGCCTTTTTGATTGCATCGGCGAGCGGCCCGAATTGCAATTTGTAGCGGGTGAGGGCTGCGCCGCCAAGGCCAAATGCAAGCGCCTGGTCCTTGATGCCATCCGAATATTTCTGCAGCTCTTTGAGCGCATCGCCGCCTGCGCCAGCGGCCGCGGTGTTGGCTGCCTGCGGTTTGTTTTTATCGAGATAGGCGAACAGCTCGTACTTGGCTTTGGCCTCCGCCATTTCCTGGGCGGTCTCCTGGTGCCAGACGGCCGCCTGCATGGCCGCGAATTTTGTCGTGCGCTCCGCTTGCGTCTGCATCGCGTCTTCGACGATCTGCAGGTAGCCCTTTAGATCGCCGGTCGCGATCGCAGCGGCCTCGGCTGCCAGTGCTCCCAACTGATCGCCAATACTCTGAAAGACGAAACCGACACCTAAGCCGATCGAGGCGACCAGCTTCAAGGCCGTGGCGATTTCATCCGCGACCACGCTAATAGAATCGCCCGCATCCCCACCCGCCTCGAACGCCGTCACCATCGAGTCGAGCGCCGGCAGCAGCTTGGCGGTGAGCTGAATGCCTAAGCCATCGATGAGCGTGGATTTTAGGACGATGACCTTTTGCTCGAACTCCTCCGCCGCTTTGGCCGCCTGTCCGGAGATCACCAGGCCCGCGGCCTGCGCCTTGGCGCGGAATTCCTCCAGGCCCGCCGCGCCCTGGTTGAGCACCGGTATGAGGTTTTGGCCTTGCCGCCCGAGCAGCTCCACGGCGATCGCCGTCTTGTTCGGCCCATCGGCATAGCCTGCAAACTTGGTGGCCAGTTCCGCAAAGATCGCATCGGCGCTCTTGACCTTGCCCGTGGTATCGGTCACCGAAATGCCGAGCGCTTTGAAGGCGACCCCGGCCTTGCTGTTCACATCGCCCGCGGCTGAGGAGATATTGACGTTCAGCTTTTTGAACGCGAGGCCGAGATCCTCGGTGGTAAGTCCGGAGGCGGCCGCCACCAGTTTTAAGGATGAGAGGCTTTCGACCGAGACGCCGGCGGACTGCGACAGCTTATCGAGCGAGGCCTCGGCCTCGATGCTGGACTTGGTGAACTCCAGTATTTTTTCAACCGAGAAGGCAGCCGCGAACTTGCCGACGATTTCATTCAGCAGCTCGCCTTGATCCTTGGAGAACTTCTGCAGTTTGGAGGTGGCCTGATCGAGCGCCTTGACGTAGCTCGAATTATCGGCCTGCATCCGAACGACGAGTGCGGCAAGATCGGTCACGCCTTTTTACCTCGCGCGAGCCGCCTAGCTTTGCGCTTTTCCTTGTGGATGATGACCTCGGCCTGCGCTGCGAGAAGTTTCGCCCGGTCGGCCTCCACATCCTCCGGATGCTTGAACATGAAATCCTCCAGCAGCAGCGGTTTCGCGCCTTCGCCTAAATGCGGCTTCAACAATTCCGTGACAATCAGCGCCGCGTGCAAGTTGTCGCGATGCGGCCCCCAGCTCTCCTCGACCCAATAGCGCTGCCAGCGATCCTGTTCGCTCACGGAAAGATTGCGCACCTGGCCCAAGGTCAGCCCCAACAAACTGCCGAGCCGATGCTCGAACAGCTCGTGAGGCGTCAGGCGTTTTTTGTTTCCTCCTCGACCAGCTTAGTCAGGCGAAACGCCTCGTCGCTCACCTTGTCGGCAACGATCTGCCGCTCTTTGAGCACGTCGGCCTCGCTTGCGAACTTTGGCTCCAGGCAGCACTTGAACGTGACATAGCCCTCGACGCGCCATTTCTCGGTCTCGAGCATCTTGCGAACCATGATCATCGTCGCGCCGTCCATTTCGCTGACCAGGTATGCCTTGCCGCGAATCGTGATCGTGTTGGAAATGAACGGCTCGCTCATGCGCCGCGCACCAGCAGGCCAGTCTGCTTACCGACGAAGGTCACCACGTTTTGCTTGGAGACCGATGGGGCGATGTCATAGGACAGCATCGCCAGGGTTCCGGAGAACAGCCGATGTGGCGAATCGTCCCCGACCACGACCTGGAAGTCGCGATTGACCTTGTCCTCGACGTCGTCCATGAGGCTTTCCTGAATCGGCTCATCGAGCGAGTAGTTCGCGCCAAAGGTCATTTCAGCGCCGTCCGAGAGGCCGCCGATATATTCCTTGCGCCCGCCGGAGCAGAACGTCGTGACCTCGACCTGGTCGTTCTTGACGCCGAGGCCCTTCAAGTCGGTGATTTCGCAATAGCGTTCGTACGCCTGGGGCGAATTGCCGTCTCCAATTTCCAAATAGAATTTGCCTACGAAGGCCTTCGAAACTACGGTGTCCATCGCTATTCCTCCCGATACCAAAATGTGTAGAGCTGGGTCACTCGAATGATCCCCGGATCGGGATCGGTCAACGGAAACTCATTGTTGAGAAACACTTTGTCGACTGAAGTCGCTTCCATGTTGCCCGAAAAATCGCGCAGCGTGGCCTTGAGTGCCTTCGCCAAGGCCCAGGCGCTGTCGCCATCGATGCCGTAAGAATCGACCTGCAGGTCCGCATCCACGAGCTCGGTGGTGCCGCAGAAGGTCGGGTAAAAATTGGTGTGGATGCGCTGTATTCGCACCGCCGGCAGCTGCGTCTTTAAGCCCTGTTCGCGCACCATGCCATAGACGCGCTGGCTCACCAGATCCGTGATCGCCGGTATCCCTCGCAAATAATCCCGCAGATCCGTTTCCATCATTTGGTTTTGGCCGCGCGATCGATGGCGCGCTGAATGGCGGCTTTAAAAGCCTCCTCACACTCGGAGCGCGTCTCCTGCAGCGCGCGGCGGATCCACGGCTGCGCCGCCATTTTCTCCGTGCCCATCTCGATGAATTGCAACCCATAGTAGGCGAGCTTGCGCACACCCAATATGCCGCTCGCGAGAGTCTTCGAGGGGTTGATGGTCGAGATGGTGCGCAGCGCCGCCTTTAAGTAGCCAGCGTTCACGAGCAGGCCGTTCGATAGCCGATGCGGTTCGCTGCCGACCGGGATGATTTCCTGCGCACGTTTCAGCGCCGGTTTGATTCCGGCCTTGACCGCCAGCCGCAGCGCCCTGCCCTCCTCGAGTGAGCTCAACGCATTGAGCTGCTTGGTGAGCTCCGCCACGCCCTCGAGACTCGGTCGCGTGGCCATCAGTTAGTGGCTCCCGT